CTTGGTAGGTACCGGTGTTGAGTTGGAAGGAGGTACGAATAACTGAGATTCGGCACAAGCGTTAATACCGCAAACCAAAGTGGTACCGGCAGGAATAGAAGGGATATAACATTCAGCATCGGTTGGGTTCACCCTAGGACCGTTAATTGCGATAACGATAGGAAGTTGGTCGTCGGTATGGATACCTGCCACGTAAAGCATAAGGTTTCCTTCTAATTCGATCTGTCCTGTTTCGTCATAACCGTTAACACCCAAAACCTCTACAGTAGAATACATTGGGAACACATCCTTATCATCCGTTGAGATAAGAAGCTTAGTTCTCTTTGTAGACGTATTAGCTGTATAAGCGGAAGTCGTATCTGCTACGATTTGAGCTGCATCCACATCATAGTGAACTACCTCATAGTTTCCTCGCATTCGTTTTTGGACCGCTTTTCGCACAATCGTATCAAACGCAAAGAAATCCGGCATAAACTTCGCAATCTCGTCGTCTACTTCTTCTTCTATAATATCAGCGGCCGCGCCTGTCTGTGAAAGATTGGATACGCTCGCTGCTTGCCCGCCTTGCTGAGTAGTCAAACCTTCACCGCCGGCAGAAGCTCCATCATTTACAGGGGCCTGTACCGTAACATCCGCAAGGAGCATACCGGAATCCCCAATCAAAAGGCCTACAAACAGGCACAACAAAGAAAGGATCATACCCTTTCTCATAGTTAGAAAATCAATAAAACTTTTCATCTTCTTAAATTTAATTTATTTATTTGTCCCAAGCACTCTTATTTCTCACCTTGAACCGCTCCTTAACCTCCGGAGTTGGAGACACATTACCAGAAGCAACACCCATTTTTGGAAGGCCGTCGCCAACGTCTTTACGCATTTTGTCTATCTTTTCGTTTTTAGTCTTTACCGATCCGGCTTGAAAAGCCTCTTCTACATCTTTGTCATAGGTCAAAGCTTTAGAGATTCGGTCGCAAGTTTCTTTTGTGTAGTTACCATTGAAGATGTTCACTACAATCTGTTCGTAAGCGTTAGTAAGCCATTCATCTACGGTCATATTGCATTGTTCGGCCGCTGCTTCAATATTCGGAACGGATGCTTCAAGATTTTTTTCGTATTCCGCTTTAGACGCTTTTTCCCTCTCTAATTCTGCCATACGTTCTTGTTCGGCTGCTTCGATTTCGTCCGCGTCCGCACCTTCGGCCATAAAAGCATCTTTGCCGACGTATCTTGCCATAGCCGCCAAAGCTCCTCGCTTCTTGTTCACTATATCCGATAGAATTTGAGCAAACCTAGGATCAGACTCAATAGCATCCAAAAGCATTTGATTGCTCTTATCAGCAGAAGTCATAGTTTCCATAAGTGTCCCAAACATACCCTCTTCGTCTTCCGGATCAAATCCTTCATACTTAGATCTTGCGTACTCCATAAAAGCGTCTTTTTTGCTTTTAGTTGGTACATTTTTTTCTTCCAAAACTTCTTCCATCTGTTTGAAAATTTATTTAAAGTATCACTTTAACAAAGTAAGTATAATACATTATATATCATGTTGTTATTTTGGGACATAATGACAACTTTTTGACAAGTGCATTCATTATATTTGTTCTAATAGAATTTTACACACCATGGAAAGCGAAGACTTATATGTACAAAGAAGAAAAGACATTTTTGAAGCATACGAAAAAGCGATTAATTCCTTTGGCGATATGGCTAAATTCATCCCTAAATCAGTCATAATTGAAAAGGCTATGACGTATAGGGCACCTAGGTTCTATGTTACTTACGAGATAGCAAGGAGAGCCATTTCAGACATGATTAAAGGAAGGTCACCCAGGGCGACCGGAGATCAAAAGTCAAGAATGTACAATGAGATTTTAAAACGATTCAAAGAATCATCTACAAACACTAGCTCATTCACCATCCTTATGGATATTCTGGAGACAGAGACCGAAGGTTTCTACATTTCTAAAAAACAATTTTCACGAATTATTTACCAACAATTAAAACGATAGTTATGTATGTAATTTTAGTCATATTATTAGTGTTCTCCGTGTCGAGATTCTACGACCTTAGTTTTTTAGCAGCATCAAGTGATAGTGAGTGGTACAAGTATTTTACATTCCAATTCATCCACAACTCTTTTTTACACATGATGGTGAATATTGTCGTAATCTATCTTTATTGGAAGACAATTAAGAAGCATACGATAGAATGGTTGGCGATTTTGATTGTAGCCACATCTTCAACTTTATCCGGTTATCTTGGAGCATCCCTTCCTACCATAGGGGCATCTTCTATCGCTTTTTCTTTAGTTGGTATTTACATGGTATTTATATGGAATGTGTTCACTAAAAAAGAGCTTATCAAGTTTTACGGATTGGCTATACTTTTTTTATTAATTCCACCTATCATAAATCATAGTCTTGCTTTTCTGGTACACCTTTATTCTTTAGGAATCTCTGTTTCATTGAGTTTAATCATGAGGAACGTATTATATGTTCGTAAAAAATAACATATTAGAAGAGAATAGAAAACGAAATGAACTCATTAATGCACATTATGACCCGTTAAGTGGGTATGGAAGTACATCAATAGAGAGAGTATCGGTGTATATTGAAGGAGCACCACTAGAGGATATGTATCTTCCGGTAGACTTTGCAAATACACCTTTAGTCTCTTTGATGTCAGAAAACGGTTTTGAATCCTTTATTACGGACGTTCTTCAGATAGAATTTAACGACGATAACATAGAGGAGACTTGGAGAGCCTTTATAAGAGAGAGAGTAAAATATGATTTTGAATATTGGGCCTATTCCTTTATCAAGATTAAAGCGAAAGGGAAACCGTATGATATTCAATTTTCTTTAAACAGGGCACAGAGGTATTTATTAGGAATCCTGGAGAGGATGCGATTAGACGGAGTTCCAATTGAAATAATCCTTCTTAAAGCGAGACAATGGGGTGGATCTACTCTCATTCAGTTCTACATGTTGTGGATTCAATTAGTACATAGGAATAATTGGAATAGTGTAATTTGCGGAGATGTTGAAGGACAGTCAAGGAACGTAAGAGGGATGGTTACTAAAGCCCTTGCATCTTATCCGGATTGGCTGTTAAATGACCAGATAAAATTCACTCCTTTTGAAGGAAGCTCTAAGAATAGGGTTATTGAGAATACGAACTGTGTAATCTCTATTGGATCAGCTCAAAAACCGGACACACTTCGTTCTTCGGACATTTCAATGGCCCACTTGACTGAGGTAGGTTTATGGAAAGCAACAAAAGAAAAGAAGCCGGAAGATCTTATTCAGTCTATTATCGGATCTTTATACGAAACGGAATATTCTTTTCTTGCATTAGAATCCACCGCTAAGGGAGTTGGGAATTACTTCCACAGAGAATACATTAAAGCTGAGAAGGGAGAGAATAACCTAACTCCGGTATTTATCCCATGGTTCATGATTGACATCTACTCAAATCCAATCGAAGACTATAATACGTTTTTTGATGAAATGGATGATAAGGAATGGATGTTATGGGAGATGGGTGCCACATTGGAAGCAATAAACTGGTATAGGAAAAAAAGAAAAACCATGGCAGAGTGGCGACTCAACTCAGAGTACCCATCTACCGCATTAGAAGCCTTCCAGAGCACAGGACGACGTATATTCAGAATGGAAGATGTTCGTAAATTAGAGAAGTCTTGTCTTGATCCGGAATTTAAGGGAGAATTGGTAGGTATGGCAGATACTGGTCCCGACTCACTTATAGGAATGAGATTTGTACAAGGGAAAGGGGATCTTAAAGTATGGATGATGCCAGATAGTGAGAAGATAAGAGACCGGTATATAGTTGTAGTAGACATTGGGGGAGTTTCAGATCAAGCCGACTACTCAGATATAGTTGTGTTTGACAGATATTTTATGATGGAAGGAGGAGTTCCCGACATTGCAGCGGAGTGGCACGGGCACATTGACCATGATAAAGTAGCATGGAAGGCCGCACAGATTGCTACTATGTACGGAGAAGCCTTATTAGTCATAGAAAGTAACACATTAGAAACCGAAGGAACAGAGGGGGATAATTTTGAGTACATCTTAGATGAAATAGCCGGTCATTACGACAACCTCTATTCCCGTACTCCTATAGACCAAATCAGACAGGGCGCGCCTAAAAGGTGGGGATTCCACACAAACTCCTCCACTAAGCCCATGGTTATTAAACATCACGTTAAGGCAGTCAGAGACGGTCTTTATATTGAGCGTGACCAACAAGCCATATTTGAACATGATACATTTGAACTAAAAGAGGATGGAAAGACCATGGGTGCCGTAGAAGGTATGCACGACGATAAACTAATGACCAGAGCGATTGGAGTTTGGGTGTGTTATCATTGGGATCTTCCGAGACCGGCAATTGTGTCACAAGCAAAAAGCCCCCGAATTATATCGGAGGCTTCTATCTAGCGTAGCATTGGCGCAGCCTGGTTTGCTTGTTGCATAAGCTCTGGAGGTATTCCCTGCATTCCTTGAAGTCCTTGTTCTTTCATTGCCTCTTCGTCTCTTTTTATACTTTCCAATATTCGGGAAGCAAAAGGTAGAGAGGAGTTTTCAAGTAACTTCTTAACGTCAATAGCGTTTGCTTTGAATAGTTCCATCAACATATCATTCATCAACATCTGATAAGCCGGAGTGTTAGTTCCTTCGCTTAATGAAACGTCAATATCAGCGTCTTGAACCTTGTCAGGATCGTACCATTTAGACTCTTTATCGTAGTCAGTCCCCGCAAGATCGATATACCTTGCAGAAGTATAGTACTGTTGAGCAGTCTTCATTACCTTAGAAGTTCTCTTAAGTCTGAAACTTTTAAATGAATCCAAAAGTCCTCTAAGATTTAATGCGGAGTTTTGTACTTGTTGAGCGTAAAGGGCCGAAGGAGTTCCTGCCGTAGGAGCTTTTCCCTGCATAGCGGAGTTTACCCCGGAGATCTCGTTAATCAACCGAAGCTGGATGTTTAGAAGTTCATAATCCCCGGCAACTGAAGCCTGCCCGTTGTACTGTTTAATAACGTTGTCCAGATTAATACCATTTCTCATTTTTGCGAATAAAACACCATTGAATCGTACATATTCATCGACAATCTTTTCTCTGGACATTCCTTCAAAAGCATCTTCATCTACAACCAAAAGGCCCTTAGCTGCCGCACCCCTAATAAAATCAATCAAGGTCATTGTCCGGTTAATGGATCTCTGTTGGTCTATGAAGTCTTCAATGAAGTTATAAATCTTACCATGAAGCATCGGATAAATGTGTAGAACGTAGTTGTGTTCTTTATGCCAATAAGGTGAACGTCCCTCCTGAAGGACATCCCCAGCGGGTGACATGTATCTATAATACCAATACTGCTCTACCGAGTACTCATATTTTATAAGAAGGACATCCTCCTCTTCAACTCCATTTAATTTAGCGTCATAGAGTCTTTGAGCGTTTATCGCATCTATTGTACCTTTATCGCTAAAAGGCGAGTACCACCACTTACCTTCTAATTCGTCTTGACAGAAGTAGCACTCTCTCGTCTCTTTCTTCCATACCAGGATAACCCGACAAAGATCAAGCCTTGAAGGATTGAAAAAGGTCATGTTTTTATTCTGGTCACCCTGCATACCTCTTTGAGCGTAGAATGCATCCAATCTATGCCCGTAAATACTTGATATCTTCTCCTTATCTGAGCTACTTTTAGAGAATTGAGCGTAAACATCTTTTAAAGGAATATCGAATATCTCCCCTATAAGGTTAAGGTCCCATGCTCTTGGATCCTCTATATTCGAGTTAAAGAACACTCTAAAAGGATTAGAACCATACACCCACACATTCATATCCTGTTTTGCCGGATTAAATCCATACTCCACGCGTTGACATGTGAACCCTGTATTCATTAGAGAGTTTAAAGAGTTCGCATCTAGTTCCTGCATTTCGTTTATCTCGTGGATATACTCAATAGCCACCGACATCATCTCACCTAATTTAGACTCCCTCTGGTCCCTTACAACGCACACCGGCTTAGTTGTGCTGGATCTGAATTGACCGTCAATATTCTTAATGATAGGCTTGATCATGTTATTCTTAAGAGGTTGCTTCCCCTGGTCCATGATATAACGTGATTCAGTCTTCGTCTTGCCATCATTC